GAAGTTATCAGCCTTCAAGAAATCCTTGAGCGAATGCGCTGACTTCCAGACCTGCTCAATCTTCGCATCGTCGCCATTGAACAACGCAGCAGGAGTTTCAAACTCCGACTTGTCATAGTTGCGATAACCTTCGACATTACGAATCTTGACCTTGAAGTTTGCGCCCTTCCAGAAATCGAAAGGATTCATTGGAGTCTCATCAGCAAACTGCGGCTCAAGTTGCTCCTTGATCTTGTCGAAAATCTTCTTTCCGAACTTGAACAAGAACACCTTACCTTCATTTTGCGGACGCTTTGCGTCAGAGATCACAAGAATGTTTGCAATGTAGGTCAGTTTGCGCTTCTGCTTACGAGCAATTTCCTTATTTGCTTCGATACCTGAGTTCCACAGAACAGTGTTGTGCTCAGAAACAGGGTCAGTTTTGCCAAGAGTTGTGAGAGAATTCTCAATGTACCAACCACCTGGACCTTGGAATCCGTGCGACCAGATTTGAACCCAAGGAAGACCATCTTCACCATCGACTGCTGGAGTATCGAGGAATCGGACAACTGCGTATCCGTTGCCAGCGGCATCGACCTCTGGTTGCCAAAAACGATCATCAACATTTTTGCCGCCAGTGTTACCTGCTGAAGATGCTTCGACTGCCTTCTTCAACTTATCAAGGGATGAACCCTTCTTTAGACTTGATAGACTCATTTGTATTCTCCGTATAGCGTTGTATTAAATGTATATCGACTTGTCCACTTTTTCATCATCACAATACCATTATATAGTATTTCAGTCGCCAAGTAAAGTTTCTTTTGTCAAGATCTTGTACTTGTCGACATTCACATTCAAGAAAGAACCATATTTGCGAATCTTTCTTGACACTTTGGGATAGATGATATCATCTGAAATCTTCTTGTCCCAAATTCGAATAAAGTCGAAGATGTTATTGAGAATAACCATCGTCTCAATCGTCACTTCGTTTTGCATGAACAACACTAACAATTTTGGGAATTGTCCATCATCGACTTTAAATAATTCATTAAATGTTTCTTTTGTAGCAATCTTTTGCAGATCTTCTGCATAGATTTTGCTCATCGAATCCGTGGTTCGTTTCCATTCTCGATAAGTTTGCTCAGCCTCCTCTTCAAGAAGACTTTTGGTCCAATTATCGTCACTGTGTACAAAATTAGCAACCAGAAATGGAACCATCTCATCGTCCCGATACTTGCGCGCAAGACGATGGAATAGAAATTTGTCACGACGCTTTTGAAATGCATCTATTGATACTCTTGTTTTACCATCATAGTGAAAGAAGTTATATTGCTCAGAACTAAAATGCAGTTTGATGGCTTGATAGGTGCAATATAGATCGTATCCGTTCATAACGGAAGTCTACTACCTCGTGGCAAAAACCTTAACTCCATTGCTTCGCCTTCAATGATGCTCTTGAGAGATTCATTGATAAGTGTTGCAGCGATTTCAATTTCAAGATTGTTTCTTTCACAATATGTTGCGACTGCATCCATATGATCAATCTTTTCTTTCAAAGCCATCTCCATAATCATTATAGAGAAGTTATTCTTTTCTTCGCGACTTGCCATATTAGATCTCATACGCACTCAAGGAATTGTTCAACTGCTGAGTCACACGAACAAAAGTAGTTCGCTTGCTCAACTCCTTCAACTCACTTGCTCCAACATATGTACACGCAGATCGTAGACCACCTAGAATATCCTGCAGTGTTCTACTCACCTCACCACGATATGGAATCTCAACTGTCTTGCCTTCACTGGCTCGATAGTTTGCCACACCACCATTATGTAGATCCATGGCTGTTTCTGAACTCATACCATAGAATTGATTTCCGCCAATAGCAGAAGCACCGCCTTCTTTATGACCAGCCAGCATTCCACCAAGCATCACAAAATCGGCTCCCGCAGCAAATGCCTTCACAATGTCTCCAGGAACGGAACACCCCCCATCCGCTATAATATGACCCTGAAGACCATGTGCTGCATCAGCACATTCAATAATTGCACTCAACTGCGGGTAGCCGATGCCTGTCATCTTCCGTGTTGTACAGACAGATCCAGGACCAATACCAACTTTCACAATATCAACACCTGCGAGAATCAATTCCTCAGTCATCTCTGGTGTGACAACATTACCTGCCATCAATAAAACATTTGGATGATCATCGCGGAACTCTTTAATAAAGTCCACGAAACTTTGCGTGTATCCATTCGCAACATCAATGCAAACTCTGATATTCCAGTTCTTTACAATATTCGATTCAACGACTTTATTAAATTTGTATAAGTCTGCATCTGAGATGCCCATCGAGTAGACGCTGCTGTTAAATTTTTGTATAAAGTGATCAATAAGATCTTCTTGAGAGTAATGCTTGGTCACCGCAACCATCATCTTGTGTTTGTTCAACTCAAGATCCATTGTGAATGTTCCAACACCATCCATATTCGCAGCAATAATTGGAACACCCTTCCAAGAATTTCCACTACGGAAAGTGAAAGTTCTCTCAAGATTTACTTGGCTTCGAGAAGACAGAGCAGATCGTTTGGGTGTAATCAGAACATCTTTAAAGTCTAACTTCACATCTTCAATAATTCGCATAATGCCTCAATGATAAAATATATGCTGACCAATTTTCTTGATAACTCTTTTTCTTTCAGCCCACTCTGGATCAACATAAGTTGCATGGAAATACTTTGCAGATCCAATTATACCATATTCGTGTTTAGAAATCAATATGTTTTCAGCAATCTTGACGGACTCACGCCATGCGCCTTGATGCCGAATAGATTTCTTACCTTCACACACCCAAGAGAATTGGCAGGTGTGTCTGTTCCTTTGATGAACAACACCGCAAACTGTTCTTGGGAACTGGCGACTCTTGACTCGATTCATGGTGACTTCAGCAACAGCAATCTTGCCAGCACGAGGCTCACCACCTGCTTCGAAGTAAATGTTGCGAGCGAGGCATTCAACCTCTCGCATCACTGCTTGCTTTTTCTCGTAAGAAAGATTTAGAAACTCGACCTTATGATTAAGAGTTTCGAGTTCTGATACTAGAAGTTCATTTGTAATTTGCTGGGCTTCTAATTTGCTATTCATACGATCTACCATATTGTATGGTACAAAAATCATAAGAAATGTTAGCGCAAATAGTCCACCAAATTTACAAAACAAAGTATGGTTGCGATCAAAATAATTTTCTATATTATGAAGTATGTCGACTGCATTCATGTTAGTTGCCTCCATTATTGCAGTTATAAATATCACAATAACATTGTGAGATTGTTATGATTAATAACCAAAAATTACTATTCGTTCATATTCCAAAAACCGCAGGAACCTCCATAAAGTCAATTCTAAATTCTTTTAGATTTATTCGAAATCCATTATTCTCTGGGCACGATCCATATTTCTATTTACAATCAGTCAATGACTTGAGTGATGTGTATTCATTCGCTGTTGTAAGAAACCCATACACTAGAACTTATAGTTTTTACAAGAACTTTAATCAATCTCTTGTTTCTTACGGGATGAGAGAAATCACATTCAATGAATTTTTGAGATATATTCGATCAAGGGGCACATTATATTCCCCAATAAAATTTAATCATATACCTCAAGTATTCTTCGACCAACTGTTTTATATCCAGAATGATAACTCAGAAATTGAATTAAGTAAAGTGTATAGGTTTGAGCAAATTCAAGAATTAGAAAGAGACTTGAATCAAAAACTGTACAAAACAAATTCTTCAAACTATACGCAAACTGAATATCTGGAAAGTTACACAAAACAAAATATGCGTCTTGTGTGTGATCTTTTCTACAAAGACTTCTGTGTACTAAATTACTCCTTTCATTTCGACGATTCATTTCAGAAATTGGGTGAGGAAACCCTCACCCAACTCTAACTTTTCTGTTACCGAGCAGTCAACTCTTTGTACTCAATGTGCTTATTAGGCAGCGAGAGCCATAGGTGTAAATGAATCATCGTTTGCATTTACTGTTTTTGCGCTGATTAAGTCAGTCGCCTCACTGGTTGCTGTCAGGTTATTACTTGCCCTGTCGAAGCCAAATTCATCCCCGTAGATGGTGGAGATGTCGGGGGTCGAACCCGAGTCCAGAACACCTTTAATTGTCAGTTTACAACCATTAAATTGGTCTATTATTTAGCCA